CTTTACGAACCTCGGGCGATACGCCTACCAACGTGCCATATGGAATGGTGTGCCCTTTGTAGATACGTCCGTAATGCGATGGTCTATCCGCCATAGCTGTCTCCAACATCTGACTCACAGGCAAGGGGTAATCCTTTAGCCCAGCTCGGTTGCCACGACATACACGCCTCAATATAAGCCACCGCTTCTTCCTGCTCGTCACGTTTAGCCAATGCAACCACCGAGTCATGCACGGTCAGCGCCACCTTGTACCGTTTAGCGATACGTAGCATCTGCTCGCCCACTACACAACGCGCTACGGCTTGGGTGAAGTTCTCCACTACCTTCCCACCATAGATATACGTCTTGATGCCCTTGGATTTATACGTCCACTGGTCGCGCCCCTTATCCGCATCGTACGACTTGTACAAGTTGGGGTACTGGATAAACAAACCGCTTGGCAGCGTCAGCCCTGACCATGGCACCACGTTGATAATGCCCGGCGCATCCACTTGAAATGTCTGGCCCAACCTCAACGCGTCCAATGCTTCGTCTGCTTTGTACCATAACTCTTTTATACGAAAGTTCGATGCGCGATATGTGTCGATCATGCGTTTGGCTTCATGCAACTCCACCTCGACTCCAGCCTGCGTCTTCAAGAATAACTGCAGTTTATGGTGCCCAACGCCATAGCCCGCGCCAAGGATAACGGTCTTGCCGACCTGACGCTGTTGCTTATCAATCTTCTCGCGCGGTGTGTCATAGATCGCCTCGGCCATGATTTTGTACACGTCTTCTTTCTGAGCGAACGCCTCAACCAAGTTGGACTGCCCAGCCAGCCACGCCAATGTACGCGCTTCGATCTGCGCCGAGTCACAGTCAATAACGACATAGCCTTCTGGCGCTTTGATCGACTGCTTAATCTTCTTGGCATTGGGGCCACGGCTCGGCAGGTTCTGCAGGTTGACTTTATCCTGACCGGACCACCGTCCTGAGTGCGCACCGTAGTAACGCAATGGGACTGGGAACGAACCCCGATCTGCCATGTCAATGAAGCGCTTAGTGCGGGTCTCCTCGATGGTGGACTTGTTACCTAGACGTGCCGCAACGATAGCCTGAACGCGGTCGTCCTCATGGTCAGACAGCGCTTGGAACTCCTCATCCGTCTTGGCAAACGCGTACGCCTGCTTACCCGTGGTCAGGCTAGTCTTCATCGGGGGCTCCACACCAAAGCTCTCCAGTAAAGTCGCGAACTTCTGGTTGGACATGAGTAACTTCTTCACATCCTCTTCGTCATTGGCATGCAGCATTTTGCGCACAGTATCCAGAAGCAATTCCTTGCGTGTCAATACGTCCTCGTAGTGGTCGGTCAGGTGCTCCTTGTCCAATACCAATGCAGGTTCTGTAAACATACGCAGGGTTAAGTCGATGAGTTGCATCTCCTTCTTTGGAAACCCCATGTCCATGTAGACGTTGAATAGCCCGTACGTCAACTCCACGTCATTACAACAGTAGGCCGCGTAACGCTCCATCTCTTCTGGTGTGAAGTCGTCGTAGTGTTTACCCAGCGCGTTCAGCACCTCATCGCCCTTCCGCCCCAACCGCATACGTTCAGCCTGCTTGGCGAGTGAGTGTGACTTCTCGTGCGGGAACAGAGCGCGGGACATACCCAACGTGTCCGCCCATGCCATCGGCTTGATACCGTAGCGCCAAGACATAATCGCGCCATCGAACGCGGTGTTCTGCGCGACCACCATTGCATCAGACCAATCGATACTGGCAAGGTGATCGGCCACGTCATGCTTAGGAACCCACACGGGCTTCTCGTTGTTAATCTGCGTGGCTACCCCAATGGTCTCAAACAGGGGCGAGCGTACGTATTCTTCTGTGGTGACTTTGGTGAGGCTAAACTGGCGGTCGTAGTAGGTCTCAAAGTCAATCGTTATCAGTTTCATCTAAAACTTTCTCGTAGAGGTGATAGTTGTGCTTTGCGGTGTGGATGTCGGCAAGGCACGTGTTTAGGTAGTCAAGGGTTTTTTCGTTAATCACAAGGGCTAAGCCGCCTGCTTCCGCAATCTTTCGCAGGCTCAACACTTGGATGCCAGTTGGTTTGTTGTAGCCAGCCTTCGCCTCGATTCCAATGAACCGCCCATCAAGGCAGGCGAGGATGTCTGGTGTTCCATTTGCTGCATACATACCACCGATGTAGTTTACGGCGTATGCTCCGGCGTCTTTGAGCGCCTTGTGTATCTTCGCTTTTACTTTGGCTTCTGGTGTTGCGGCCATAGGACTCCTTTGTTGGGGGTGGGGGGATATGTAGATTCGGTGCCCCCCTCACCGTTGGGGAGAAAGTGCGCTACCCGCCTAGATTCTCGCGCCTGAGTGGGACGAGTAGCGCCCTCAAAACATGTTCGCATCTACAAGGCTTGCATGTGTTGAGATGGTGTACTCACCACTCAGACTGAACTTCTTTTAATTTCTGCAGGTAATGCTTGGCCTTGCCCGCATCATCCGTGTTTTCTTTATGTCCGGCACGCAAACTGTACTTGATAACGTTGCCCTTCAAGAACCCCACAAACTCATCGTGGGTCATCACCGCTTGCATAATCGCCCACGGCTGTATCGCCATCTCTTTGTAGTGATTACCACTGACCTGTATGTCGTCGGCGCTCATGCTGTTAGTTTCAGTCATCATCATCTCCTTCGTAAAACTCACCATCCTCTGCGCTACGAAACATCTCGTTGTACGCAAGGTACGCATCGGTAAGCGCGTGTATTACGCTCGCCATCTCTAAATCTTCTTTGTGGGTTACGTGGGCTAGCGCATTGACTAGCACGTTGACCTGCTCCATACCTTCACCCGACACACTTAGCGTGAGGTTTACCTTGCGTATGGCGGAGGCCATCTCCACGGGGGTTACATCAGGCTTGCGGCTAGTCATACAAAGTTCTCAAGATTGGGTTGACGATAGTTCGGGCCCTTCTTGATTTTGCCTTGCTCTGTGAAGGTAGGCTGACCATTGCTGTCGAACTTGCTCCAGTTACTCGAGTTCACTTCGTCCACCGCATCTACCATCTTCATCTTGTCGCAGTGTGCCACCCCAACCGCTGTTACCACTTGGTCAGCCAGTGAGTCCAAGAACTCAACACGTTGAATAGGGAATGCTTTGTAGTGCCCAGCCTTAAAGCCTTCTGCCAAAGTCATCATCGCCAGACGCACATCACTCAACTTGTTACTGCTCTTCCCGTCCTCACCCTCTAAGGCGATCAACATCTCGGTGATCTCTTCAAAGTGGCAGCCCAACTGCACATTGAAATCCTCAAAAGTCGGCTCGGGCCGTGCTCGTTTATGCCATAACGCAATTGCTTCGATACTCATATTTGCCCCGTGATAAGACTGCCATAAATAAAACCGAACATACCAGACACAACCACCGTCCATGCCAGTGTAGCGCCGAGTGTGTAAATGATACCGTGGTAATCCCACTCGTCATTAAATTCTGCGCGCCAGTCTATAACCTTTTTGGGGTGTAGCGCGGGTTTCGGTAGTCTATTGACCATCCGGTCGGTTTTACGCATTTCCTGTTCAACTGTGGTCATACTGCCCCCTTTATTGGCGTTGCCCGTTTGTGTTTCATCTCGTCATACACAATCTTCAGCGCGTTCTCCATGTCTTTGATTGTGATTACGTCCAACTGCGCATCATGCAGCTCCATTGCTTCGTTCAAGGCGGCCATCTCCTCAGCCCGCAGGATAAACTTCTCGGACTCAATACCCCGCGCACCTACCGAACGCAAAGCGCGTAGCCCTGCACTGACCACATCCTTATACTCACGTCCAAACCCAAGTCGGTATAACGACTCTGTTATGTTCAGCGCGCTAATCAAGACATCGAGGTCTTTCTTAGTGGCTTTCCCCTGTGTAAGCATTGCCATCGCCATATGATTCGTAAGCCGCAGGTCCACGGCAAAAGATTCATGGTGGTTAACGGGCTTCATGCTATCCATCACGTACCCAATCGTGTCGATACGCACTCCCTTGGGTCGATATTTACTTCTTTTTCGCATGGTTGGCCTTGTGCCTCTCGCTGTTCTTTGTCCTCAATCCCGGCACGGCGTCACCGTTGGTATTACGGGCGCGTACCTTCCCTCCTACTGTCCCTGCGGCGCTCCGTTTAAACGGTAGTAGGTCAATCTTAAACATCTCTGGGTTGGTAAATGGGTTCATTGGGCTCTGTCTTTGTACGTGGTATACCGCCAAGCGGTAGCCTCTTTATCGATGCGTTGCCATATGACTTCGCGCTCTTCATCGGTAAAGAAAGGCCACTGGGCGACTTCTAGATATGTTCTACCACATCCTTTACAGATTTCATCAAACAGCGTTGTACAAACCGCAATGCAGGGGCTGTCAGGTCGCATAAAACTCTCCTAGAACGGAGCCTCCTCGGTCTGCTCAAGGGTACGTTGGTGGCGTATCTTCGCAGCTTGCTTCTGTACCCACTCAGGTTTGACTCCAAACGGATTGATACACTTGCCTGTCTTACTGCAATAGCCGTAGTCTTCCAACTTCATGTGGTCTTCCCCTCTACGTACAGTCCGAGTCCGTACTTTTTTCTAATCGCATCAACACAGTAGTGACCATCCATACCGTTGTCACCAAGGTCTTCACAAATAGACATGACATCCTCTAGAAGCAACTTGGCGAGCTTTTCTACGTCTAGCCGCTCGGTCTGATTGTCCCAACACTTTTTCTTAAGCTCCGTAATTCGGTCGTTCATTTGCTTTCTCCTTTTCTAAGCGTGCTTTCTTCTCCAAGTACTTGCGCTTGCGGTCTTGTGGTGTGCGCTTGTACTTTGGTTTGTCAAACCCGTCCCCAGTTGCGTAGATCGGGGTCTGGTCTCTACCGATAGTATCTTTGTACCACCCGACTACGTGGACGCAACGCATCTCGTGTAACGTGCGTAGCCATAGCCAAGCGGTGCGTTTAGATATTTGTAAGATTTCCACCAACTCGTGTGCCGATACCTGCCTGCCCATCTCAAACATCTTCCATGTCTTAGCGAACAAGTAGGCATCAACACGCGGAGCTGGTTTCTTACCTCCCCTCACACATAGTGCCCAGTGAAGACCGCCTTGATACGCCCCCACAGGGACAGCGTCTTGGTAGAAACTGGGATGTACACAGGCTGCCCAACCTCGAGCACCATGTCTACTTTCTCAACTACGGGCTTGGCGGCCTTGGCGGGCTTGTACGCCGTCTCCTTGTACGCGTGAGTCAGCTTCTGTGACAACGGGCGATACTCTTTAGCCGCAGGGGTCAGCTTCATACTCTTGGGGTTGCGCTCGACCAACCCTGCATTGATGAGATGCGTCACCGTGCCAATCACCGAGTTCTTCTTCTCCCCGAGTGTCACGAACGCATCGCCGTACTCACAAGCCCGCAGGTTGGGATACTTCTTAATGAAGTCGAACACGCGTTTAGATAGTGGCGGACTGCCAGTGGCGTCAGTGTTTACTTTACGATTCTTCAAGACATCTTTATTGCGAGTCTTGGCGTTGTACACCGCTTGAACTGGGACCTTCATTGCGGCGGCAATCTCTTTTGGTTTTTTGCCTGCGGCGAGTTGACGTAAGATGTCGCGAGTTTGTTTTTGCATGATAGTTCTCCTAAAGTTTTAAGGCTTAAAACATTTCCAATTGGTTGGGGTCTTTGGGTAGGTCATGGGTGTAGTCCTCCCACGCCGCGTTTACGTCAATCCCGTAAGACATTGCATGCTCGACGACTGCATACAACAGGGGCGATAGGGTGTTGCGGCTCGGCGACACAAGGTACAGCTCTAGCGCGCGGTCAAGTGGGGGTACGGGTTTATCGTGTATCAGCATGCTGTACACATCTTGTGCAATAGTCATTCGTCCATCTCCAAAAAAGTAATCAAGTTGTAGTCTTTATCTGTTGTGAACCAGCAGATAAATTCCGGTGGTGGAGTGCCCACTATGCGCAGGCGCTTCCCTATACGTGCGGTGTCGATAATGACGGTGAGCCAGTCTGGTCGCATAAGTACTGGCATAGCCATACGAGGAGGTTCAGCCCCCCGTTCTCTGTGCCAACGCTGTATGGAGAACAGCCCACCGCCTTCTGTGTACCGCATTTCGTATGCAGGTTTAGTCATTAAGACCCCAGTCAAATGCCTCGAGGATGCTATCGACTTTCTGTTTAATTTCCATTCGGTGTCCCTCATGTTTACGTAGTTCATCAGGCTCTACGCCCTGCAACGTATCTTCCAACTGACGCCGTGCTTTCTCAAGCGCAGGGTCTTCCGCTACGTTTAACGTAGAGAGTAGCTCGCACAGTTCAAGCGCTCCCGTGACCATCGTGTCATGGAACTTGCGCTTTTTACCATCCTCCTCAACCACCAACCGGTCGCTAAGTCGGGTAAGGGAGGCATGCAGTCGGTCCCACAAATCTTTCGTTGCATCATTCACACGAGCCGCCGCAGCTTGCTCATATTGTTCAATCAACTCACGCTGTACTTCAGACTCAATATCCAATCGGAAGTCACCACTCGTAGGCAGAGGCATGAACGAACTAAAGAACGCGAACTTATGCGCAACTACATCACGCTGTGGATATTCGTCACGGTCGAATAGTGTACCTAACTGGAACGCGGCCTTCGCCACAAGTGTGTCATATTTATCAAGATACAACGTTACCAATTTATAAAAATCGTTCTCGTAGACGTTCATTACTTTCTTGTATTCCCGCATGGCTTTGGTCGGGAGTAAGCGTGACCCGTTGTCGCTCCATGGGATTGTCAGACGGTAATGTTCGGCTCGTGCCTTGGCTTGGAACTTAGAGATGGCGTCCAGTTCAGCGCAGTCAGCGAACAGGTTTTTGTAGACAGAAGACGCACGGCTAGACCCTGCATGACTGTCGATGACTACACGCTCTTGAGTGTACTTATCTTTCTTACGGCCCGAGTACACCTTGATGTTTAAGTCAACGAGCATGGCTGAACGGGCTACACCTGCGATAGGGTTGGTTGTTATATTCATCTGAATTCTCCTGAAAGTTTTAAGGCTTAAAAGTTTACTTATCGCCACGCATGGTGGTGATTGCTTTGTAGGCTTCGTACGTTTCTGTGTCAATCATTTCACAACGTATAAGGTCTGTCAAGGGCGGTCGTATCTTGGTCATGTAGGCCATCTTGTACCCATGCACACCTTTACCTTCACCCACGTGTTCTTCTTCAAGGCGCTCTGCCGAACGGATGATAGAAGTCACTGCCTCTAGCTGCTCCATGGTGACAATCACGCGCTCGTCCATTAGTCGTATTACTGCTTTCATGCTTCCACCTCATATTTAAGTTCGTTCCAAATCGCTGACTCAATGAAGGCTTCTTCACTGGTCAGATACTCATAGTCATCTCGCAACTCTGCGTACAACTCATCTGCCAAGTCACAGAAGAACCGAGTCGCCTCGCCCTCCCAATCTTCAGCCTCAATCTGCGCGGTAATCAGTTCGTCCCATGCGTCTTCAGGCAGGTGCGCAAACACGCCATTCGGGTATGTAGTCCATGACGTGAGACTGACATCAGCCCCACGAATATGTGCCCCCCTACTGCTAGCGATTGGACTAACTTCAGTGTGGAGGCCTGAGACGTGTATATACAACGCAGGGTACTTCTCGTCAAACTTTTTCAGGGACATGAACTTACTGAATTGCATAAACCCATCGAACCCAGCGCCATCACCCTGCGAGTAGAACCCCGAGAACCAAATCTTGCCGACCTGCAAGTCATACAGCCGCGCGCATCGGTCTCGAAAGTTATCGTACGTTGAGTCCCACCACTCGTAGTCCAGCCCATGCTCCACATACTTCGCGTGCTCACGCGCAAACTCATCGGGGTGTTGCTCCTTAAGTTGTAGTATGTCCATGTCACACCTCCACCTGAATCGTTGTACCGAATGGTGCCTTGATACTGCTTGTGATTGCCCACAATGTCGGCACGTCAGTCGAACCCCAGTTGTCGATGTATCCGTCAGTAAACTGCACGATAGCCTGTGGCTTGATACCCTGCTGTTGTAGGTACCGGAACAACACCGAGCCATCTGTACCCCCGCCACCCTTGGGCTTGAGATTCTGTACAGCGAACTGCCCATCATCGAACGTCTGGTGTCCTGCCACCTCGGTGTCCCAGTAGACTACATGCACTTTGCTTGGCGTTACATCCTCAACGATACGGGTAATCTCAGACACAAAGCGCGTCATCTCATCACCACCGAAGCATGAGCCTGACGTATCGAACCCGATGACCAACTCCTCCATCTTCGTTGCGATACAAGAAGGCATAAGGATGTCGTCTGCCAAGAACCTACGGTTGGGGCGCTGCCACGTTGTCTCATCACGACCACGACAGGTCTCACTAATAAAGTCACGCAACACGACACGCCAATCTACCTTGGGATGCAGTAGGTCACCGAACATACCGTCCTTACCGCCTGTACCCTTGCCAATCTTCTTGGCGAGAATCTCACCCTGACGCAACGCACGGTCAATCTCCTTACCACGTTCGGCTTCTTGCTCGCCGTCTTCACCGCCGTCTTCCCAGTCATGCTCGTCGAAGCCATCGTCAATCTCCTCACCTGATTGCTTGAGGTCTTCATAAATCTGTGCCACAGACCACCCCTTGTACTTCTCGCTTGGTGGGATACCGATGTCGGGCATCTTGATAAAGCCAGTTGTGTCAGCGTAGTGCAACTCAGTATTCACAAAGTAGTCAGCCGCTACGTTAGCCAGCTTGGCGTTCTCCTCGAACAGCCTGCGCCACATCTTGTTGTGTCGGTACGCCTTGTGCATACCCTCATGCAGGATAACGAATCGCAAGGTAGCATCGTCAGCCAACATACCGTTAACGAACTCAGGGTTGTATCGTACGTTCCAGCCATCGGTCGCCGCCGTGGGTAGCTCATCTGTGAACGTTACATCGCCACACGCCAACACACCGCTGAACCGACAGAACTGTGGGTGTTGCATGATTGCAAGGTGTGCCTTACGCACTCGGTCTTTCGCACTTAACATGATGTTCTCCAAAAAGTTTTAAGGCTTAAATGTTTACAGTAAATACGAGCCGCTTGTTGTCAAGCGGTTCACACATCATCGCGGTGATTTCAGCGTCACGCTCCGCGCCCAGTGATAGTGCCTCGCGCACCAACGCCTCCCGTTGGGCACTCAACGCGTCCGATACCCAAGAGATATATGATTGCGTCTTTATACCCGCGAGGCGTCTAGCGACCGACTCTTCCACGGTCTCGTATATACGGTAATGAGACCTCATATTGTCCAGCGTCGCATCAACACGGTATAGCTCCTCTATACGCGCCCACCAGTCTGGCGATGTCTGCCAGTTCACTCCGTACGCATACGCAAGCACTGCGGGAGTACCCTCTGGGGCGAACGCTGTGTACACAGCGTGGGCTAAGATACCTGACTGTGACCGCGACCACTTGTTGAACTGACGTGAGACGACAATCTTCTTAGCTAGTGTACGGACACGCGGCGAGACGCGAGACATATCAATCGTGAACGATACGTCAGAGATAAAGTGTGCGCACTGCTTGGCTTGGTTTAAACGTGTTACTAACATTATTTGACTCCCTTGCCGATTAAGGCTGTTTGGACAAGCGCGGTGTCCCTGCTGAATTGATATGTACGAAGGGGTGGCATATACGCACGGCTGATACGCGATGGTGTCCAATCCTTACGAAACTTGACGATGTTGCGACCGTTAGATGTGTACTCAATTATCAACATTGCTCTCTCCTTAAAAGTATTTACCCAATGACGCACACGCTTTGGTGAACGCCTGACTACGACACGCCATGCCGACCTTCTGGTCATTGGATGCCAGAGACATAACGAACAGCGAGTACGCCTCGAACGACACTTCACCCACACGCCCCATGTATGTCATGTAAGCCTCGAGGTTGTCCACATCCGCAGTAGCCGCCAGACTAAACGCCATCAAGAACCGAGCCGCTGTACCCTCGGGCAGCTTGGTACCCGTTGGGTCTTTCGCCACCGCCTTACGGCTTGGTAGTGCATCTGCCAGATTGACCATCGCATCAAGGTCACGCGCCGCTGACTCACCAATCGTGCCAGCCAACAGAGGTAAGAACGCCTCGCCCAACGCATCTTTAGACCAGACAAGGTGAGACGCATGAGCCATCGAACGATGAGACGCGAATGTCTTGGTGTTGCCAGTCAGCGGGTTAAAGTTGTACGGGTTCTTGTCATCAGGGTAGTCTGCGTAACAGTTGAACACTTGCGGGTACTCATGCACGAACGCCATGACTGCGGGGTGTACGTTATTCTTCATCGCCCAGTCATTGAGCCATGCGTCAGCTTCAGGGTTCGCCACATTCACCACAGTCATACGGTTGTATGCGTGAGCAGGAATCATGTCACCCACACCATCGGTATCAAGGTTGGTTGTCGCGAACACAATCGAGCCAGTGGGCAGTTGTACATCGCCGAGCCTACGCTCGAGAATCACAGGCAACAACATATTAAGAATACCCTTGCTACTGGGCTTACCCAACTCGTCGAGCATCAAGAGTACGGGCTTCTTCTGGTTACGCGCCAGACCGAATCGAGACGACGGGGCAAACTCGGTCACCATACGCTCACGGTCTACAACGGGCATGCCGAGGTCACCAAGGTCAAGGTTAGCCACATCGATGTAGCAGGCATGGTAGTCAGGCATCTCGCGCTTGAGTTGGGAAAAGATTGCGGACTTACCGATGCCGGGCTGACCGCGCAGTAGGATGGTGTTGGATGTGCCGAGTGTGCGGATTGCGTTGGCGGCTTGGGCTAAAGTTACATTCATGTCAGTTCTCCAAAAAGATTTAAGGCTTAAAAGTTTGTCCCGCGGGACGGTGATAGTTGTGTTTAGGCTTGCGCCACCGCCACAACTGAGCGCATATCTTGTGTGCATTTACGGTACAGCGCGCTCCATAGCTGCTTGGGAGTCACACGCTCCTCCACCTCATCGTAGGCGTACCCCTGCCACGCGTCTACAATGTCGGAATACTCCTCCTCGGCTTGACGCTCCAAGAGACTTACTGTACGTTCGCGGACGAATTCATAGTGTCGTTGCGTCGCATACCATCCGTTACGCTTGTTGACCGTAGCCTCAATACGCGGCTTACTCGTTGCCAACAACACAGGCATCACATCCAAGAATGGCTTGGCGTCCTCCTTGAATACAGCGCGTGCCTCCTTGTCTGCCTCGTACCTATACTCAAGCGCGGGCGGCGTCATGAGCGCACCACTGCTGTCAAACATCATGTTGTCATAGTATACGTATGACTGGCCATTTACCTGTACCATGGTGTTCTTGTACCCGTTGTTCCACTTCGAGGTGATGGGTATCCCAAAGTGACAAAACGCGGCTCGTGTTGTCTGGGTGTTCTGCCACCCACGAGCGTTGAGCATCACTCTACCATCCGCGTATGCAATGATAATCTGTGTCGAGTGGAAGATAACCCCCATGCTCCCATCACGCTTGACGATACGGAAGTGGGTCTTGGCTCTGCGTCTACTGTCGGCGGGTGCATCGCCTGTGTAGGCTCCACGCTTATAAACATGGCGTTCATGTTGAAAGAATAGTTTAGTGTACAAGTTCATGTCAGTTCTCCAAAAAGTTTAAAGGCTTAAAAGTTTGTATCGAATGGTCGCTTTCCCACTCGATGTATCTATTATACTCGTAGTATACCGTTATGTCAAGTCGGTCTTACTGTTGCTCGTGCGTCCGTAGACTGTCCGCGTCTTTACTCGGTCTCTGCTCTGCGCGGGTGTCTCGTCTGGGTGCAGCATCTTGGCGTACTGCTCTGCGAGTTTCCTAGTCTCGAACAGCACAGGCTGTCGCATGGTATCCGTGTTGTCACCACGAACATAGTATATCTCTGAGTTGTCCATTAGAGTTCCTCCTCCCAAATTTGCTCAACGTCCCACGTCGCGTCGCTAGTATCCGCATCCTCTACCTCGAGCAGAGCCCATGCTTTATCTTCGGCTTCGCCCTCGTCGGTCGCTTCGACTACATACGATATGTATGACGTGCGCTTCAATTCCACAACAAAACTTCTCATATTACACTCCCTCTGGTTATTCGGTAATGACGCCTTGGGCTTGCAAAGCGCCTCGCATGACCCTGACCGTAGCTCTCAGTGCATTGGCCCTACCAATTTCTGTGTAAGTTTTTGCTTTAGCCGTCATTGTTGCGGCTCTTTTTTCCAGCGTCTCCAATTTCTTGACTACTTTAGCGTTGGTGTTCATGTGTCTCTCCTTACGTTGTTCGTTTAGGGTTTAACTGCTTCAACAGGCTTGGGTCGGTAAACAGTATGTAGTTGCTCTTGTTCATCGGCGCTACTGTGTGCTTCTTCTGCTTGGCTTGCACCTCGCCACACGATAGACACGTTCTGTATCCTATGCGGCTCCGTGCCGGTGGCACTCGCTCTGCGTAACACGCTGTACAAATAAGGGGGTGATAGTCACTCATAACTTCTCCAAAAGTTTTAAGGCTTAAAAGTCTTACTTAGTCTCCAAAAGGTTTATTTCCAGATAATACGAACATAGTCGGTGGTGTTAGTACCAACACGGACACGCTCCAAAGCAACGGGTAACAAGCGTTGGAACTGCAACAGCGCGGCGCAGAACAAGCCATCTAATCTAAACACATTACGCATACTGTTCTCCAAAAGTTTTAAGGCTTAAAAGTTACACCGAGCAGGCGATTTCCCACTCGATGTATCTATTATACCCCTATTATACGCTTGTGTCAAGCCCCGCGGCTTTGTACTCTGCCACGATCTGATTCACTCGGATGGTCGATAGCCCCACGGTTTTGGCAATGCTCGCTCTGGTCACGCCTTCAGCCACCATCTGCATGATAGTCGTGTTGCGTGTCCTGCGCTCTGCCTTGGCTGTGGCGCTCAGTCGGTTGTATGCTTTGTGCTGGTCATCCGTGGCTCGGTCAATGGGTCGCAGTTCTTCAGCAGGTGTAAGGTAAGCAGTGACCATCTTGTCGAACATGGCGGCTTTGCCCACGCCCTCTGCCTTGGCTAGCTCTAAGAACCTGCGGTACGCATCAGCGCCAGCAATGGCGACAACGAATTTCAGGCCCACTTGGGCTGCTCTGCCAAGGTCTCCGTCCTCTATGTCTGCGAGGCGGTCGGCGAAGTCATCGGGAATTTCAAACTCTAGGGTGCGCATGGTTAGTCCTTGGTTGGTTGAGATGGGCTCAGTATAACATAAATACCAAGAGCGCTAGTATAAGAATTTGTAACGTTGTAACAGTTTTGGGGGTTTTGTAACAGAGACCTTGGTATTTGTAGGGTATTGCGAGATGTACACTGGGCGCGGCTTGGGAGTCTTAGTATGTGATGGTTATTATGTTTGTAACGCTGTAACAGGGGTTTTGGAGCTTACGAGAGAATACATAGACGAACAGATTTATTTGAGAATACATGAAGTAATAATAGAAGTTTTAAGTCTTATAACTTTTAGCCGCGCTTAATCTCCAAATTACTGTTACAACGTTACACTACTACTTTTTTTTTTTTTTTTTTTTTTTTTTTTTTTTTTTTTTTTTTTTTTTTTTCCCCT